CAAGGGTCTTGGTTCTTTATCGGCTTCAGAATATAGAGATATTATTAACACAGATGATTATGATGTTATTACACATGATGATATAAATGATCCTAAAGCACTACATTTAGCTTTAGGTGACGCGGCACAATTACGAAAGGATTGGTTACTAGCATAATGTATAAATTAATAAGAAACAAATATAGAGATATTATACCTAAGTCAAGATTATCTAATGTAGACCCTAAGGGTGAAATATATAAGAAATTTTTGATGGATAAACTAAATGAGGAGTTGCAGGAACTTGCCGACTCTGATTGGAGCGATGTTAATGAATATGCAGATGTGTATGAAGTTTTCTTAGCTATTATGAAGGCACACGGAGTTGATGAAGATGATGTACTTAAGGCCAAAATAGAGAAGGTTATCACAAATGGATCGTTTTCCGATGGTCTATTGTTAAAAGATTAAAATAAATACGGTTTTGCACTTTACACAGGCCCTATTTTATGATATAATATACATATAACAATTGAAAAGGAAGTGATATGAATACTAGAGGCATGAACAGAAGAGAAAAACTACAATATGAAGCTAAACAACGAAGACTTCATGGCTCATCTAAATTGGATATTTCGATGAACGCGGTTTCAATGGTTGAAGAAAATAAAATGATTGATAAAGCTCTATTCGGTATGGCTGAAATTAATGATGATAATATTGAGGCTCAGGGTATGGCGGCATACTCACCTGAATTTATGTACGCCACCGAGACGGAGAATAAAGCCGACATGGCCACCACCTCCGGTTTAAATTTTAACACCCCTGATTGGTAATATGAAATCTATTGAGGATCTTGTAAATAACGAGTTTAAATCATACTCAGAATATGTATTGTATAATCGCGCCATTCCTAGTATGATGGATGGATTTAAGTCAGGGCAGAGGAAGATTGTATACACAACAAATAAGGTGGCGCGTCACAAACTAAATAAAACGGCTTCACTGGCCGGTGCCGTAATCTCACACGCAAACTTCCATCATGGACCAGCATCATTAGAAGATGCAATCAATGGATTGGTCGCGCCATTTAATAATAATATTTCACTACTCGAAGGCGAAGGCTCTTTTGGGTCAAGATTAGTACCGGCCGCTGCTGCGGCTAGATATACTTTCACAAAATTATCCAATAACTTTGATAAATGGTTTGCAGATTTTGATGTAATGCCACCAATGAAAGACCCTGAAGACCCTGAGCCGAGATTTTATCTTCCTCTAATACCGTGGGTATTGGTTAATGGTGTGCAGGGAATTTCCGTAGGCTTTGCTACAAAGATTATGCCGTATGACCCTAAAGTGTTATTAAAGCTTGTAAAGGCACGGCTCAAGGGTAAGAATATTAGAGGTATGAAGTTAATACCACAATTCCCTGACTTTAATGGTACAGTGGAACGAATAGGATCTGAAATCATGGTGACGGGTAGTTATAAAGTAATCTCACCCACCAAGATTAGCATTACCGAGGTACCACCGGTATTTACGCGTGAAAAATACATTGAGCACCTAGAGAAATTGGCCTCGAAGGGAAAAATATCTTCTTATGATGACCAATGTGATGAGAATGGTTTCCAATTTGAAGTAAGGATGCGAAAAGATCCTAACATCATACCAACATTTGCCCTTAAGAAAGTATTGCATGAAAATATTACTGTGATTGGTGAAAACGGTAAGTTGAAAATCTATGATAACCCTTATGAGTTAATTGAGGACTTTGTTGATGCTCGCATTAAATATGTTGAACAAAGACTTAAGTTTAATATTAATAGAGACCAGACATCGCTTGATCTAGTGATTGAGAAGATTAGATTTATTACTGAAGTTATTTCCGGTAAGATTAACTTTAAGGGTAAAAATAAAGGTGAAATGGTTAACACTCTCACCGATATGTGTTATAATAATATAGACATGTTATTAAAAATGAACATGTACTCTCTAACCAAAGATAATATAGATATATTGAAGGGAATGGAGACTACATTAATTAAAGAATTAAAACACTGGAATTGTACTACCGCGGAAATTGAGTACACGGAAGACTTAAATAAATTATGAATAAACTAATGTTAATTGACTTCAATGGAATTGCGATTGGGTCGCTAATGGCTGTGACTAAATCTCAGAAAGATGTAAACGAGGATTTAATCCGCCACTTGATACTAAATACTATTATAGGTTATAAAAAGAAATTTAAAGCCGATGAAGTGGTTATCTGTGCAGATGCAAGAAGTTGGAGGCGCGAAGCTTTTCCACATTATAAAGCTTCACGACAAAAAACTAGAGAGGCTTCTCCCTATGATTGGGGTGAGGTATATAAAATCTTTAACTTAATCTTAGATGAAATTAATGATAACCTACCATGGAAAGTTATATATGTGAAAGGCGCTGAAGCGGATGACATCATCGGCTTTATCACTCTTAAATATGCTAGACACCAACCCATCACTATTGTATCGGCCGATAAAGACTTTATACAATTGCATAGTGCGGGTGATGTAAAGCAATGGTCACCCATTATTAAGAAATTTATTAGTCATAAAGACCCAGTGGCCTATTTAAAGGAGCATATCATTAGAGGAGATAGTGGTGATGGTATTCCCAATATATTATCTTCCGATGATACATTTGTGACTAGTAAGAGACAAACCCCTATGAAGAAGATATATATTGAGGCTTGGCTTGAAATGAAGCCAGAGGATTTCTTAACTACTTCAGAGATGGCGGATAGGTGGATGCTTAATAAAAATATGATCGACTTGACCTGTACACCGGATGATATTAAAAATGAGATTGATGACAAATATTCTAATTATAGTGGTACTACACACCGGATGAAAATATTTAATTACTTTACTAAAAAGAAGCTTAGGAACTTAATCGGGGATGTAGCATCGGTATAATAAATAAAATAAAAAAAATACTGGATAATAGAGTCATTACAGTATCACAGGACTTTATAGATTATCGAGATCACATATATGAAAATGGTTCCGCGTTCAACAGTAGAGACAAATGTGATAGCCTATTGCTAGAATGGTGGATGGAACGTAATACATTTGTAGATGAGCCATTGATCTATTCTGATGAGAAAACTAATTGGAGATACGATTGGGGTCTATATGATTATAAAGTAGACAATAAAGAAATCAACTATTCACATTGGAATATATCTTCCGCGGCGCTGGTTAAGATCACAGATTCAATTGATAAAGACTTCTTGACCCACTTCCTCTTATATGAAACGATAAGACCAGAAAGACTATTAGAGGCCGGGGATGTAGTAACATTCAAAATATTAAATTTTGTGAATTCCAAGAAGGCCATTAATGGTATGTGGAATTCAAATTATGGTGGTAAATATTTACCAAAAACCTATTTACATAAGCTGTAAAATATGTTATAATAGTAGTATAAACTAAATAATGGAAGAGTGAATGAACGGAAAATATCCAATTTATATTATATCGAAAGGTAGAGCAGAATCAAGACAAACATCGAGAACATTGGAGGCATTAAATACTCCATATAGAATTGTAATCGAGAAAAGCGAATATGCAGATTACGCCGCGGTAATTGACCCAGACAAGATTCTGACACTACCCGAAGGCTTCAGAGAAGATCCTAAATACGCAATACCTGATGACAAGGGCCAGATCGGTGGTTCAATACCGGTGAGAAACTGGGTGTGGGAACATTCAATTTCTGAGGGCCACGCACGGCATTGGATTATGGATGACAATATCCGACACTTCTATAGACTAAATAATAATTTAAAGATCAGAGTAACGTCCGGCAATATTTTTAAAGCATGTGAAGACTTTACTGATAGGTATGAAAATGTACCCATGTCTGGCATGAACTATGCATTCTTTGCCCCCGCGTTTTCTAAACGACCTCCCTACTATCTAAACACTAGAGTATATTCTTGTATACTATTAAGTAATGATATTCCTCATAGATGGCGTGGAAGATATAATGAAGATACAGACCTAAGCTTACGAATATTAAAGGATGGTTATAATACATTCCTATACAATGCATTCCTATGTGGTAAGTCGGCAACAATGTCTATGGAGGGTGGTAATACAGAAGAAGTATATGCCAAGGATGGAGAGGCGTTCGATAACAGATTAACCTTCGCAGAGTCTTTGAGAGACCAACACCCGGATGTGGTGCGTATTACAAAGAAATGGGGAAGGTGGCATCATCACGTAAATTATGAAGGATTCAAGGTCAGCAATAAACTAGTGCTTAAAAAAGGACTAAATATAAGTAAGGGTACTAATGAATATGGTATGAAATTAATGAGAATGAATGAAGAAGATTTAACAAACGAAGATAAGGAAGAAAATAATGCCTAAGAAAAATGATAAGCCACAGAATTTACTCGTAATGACGGGTAGAGAGGAAGAACAAACACCGTTCGGTTGGGACGATATGCCGGAATTTATACAAGAGGATAACGAAGCTCCCTTGGTGCTTAAAATTCGTTTCCGTAATGATAAAGACATTAGAGATTTTGCAGACCTTATTGGTCAACCTCAGATCACCAACAAGACTAAAAGTATTTGGTACCCAGTATTAGATAGAAATAGAAACTCTTTATTGAGATGGATGGATGAAGATGGTGAAGACGCGGCCAAGGCTGAAGACGCAACAGGAGCTACGGGTAGATATGATTAAAATATTGGTGACGGGTGGTGCAGGTTTTATTGGTTCACACCTATGTGAAAGATTGGTGGGTGAAGGTCATGAAGTTACTTCGCTGGATAATTACTTCACCGGCTCAATCTTTAATCACATATCGGGGGTGAGATATGTTACTGGTTCAACCAAGGATATTGAAACATTAATTGACCCCGATATAGAGATTATCTATCACCTAGGTGAATATTCTAGGGTGGAACAAAGCTTTGAAGATGTAGAATTAGTATTGGAGTATAATAAAAAGGGCACATTCGCTGTATTGGAGTTTGTTAGAAAATATGGTGCAAGATTAATCTATTCGGGGTCGAGTACTAAATTTGCCGATGATAATACTGGCAGGGATCAGAGTCCATACGCTTGGTCTAAAGCTTCCAATACGGATCTTGTAATAAACTATGGTGAATGGTTCGGAATTGACTATGCCATTACTTATTTCTATAATGTGTACGGTGGTAGAGAGATTAAGACTGGTAAGTACGCTACTGTGGTTGCTCTATTCCTTGAAAAGGTTAGAAATGGCGAAAAGATAAGTGTGGTAAATCCTGGAACTCAAATGAGGAACTTTACATATATTGATGATATTATCAATGGTATTATACTTGTGGGTGAGAAGGGTGAAGGTGATGGCTATGGTATAGGCTCTGATACTGCATACACCATAGCCACTATTGCTGAAATGATTGCAATTAAAGGGCCTAGGCCTGTGATTGAATTCATACCGGAAAGACCTGGCAATAGAATGATGGGTGAAGTAAGGACTAGTAAGACGAAGGCCCTAGGTTGGGTGGAGAAAGGTAATTTGATGAATTATATTATGGAGTTGGATTTATGTGTATAAACATTGGTGTAATTGGTAATGGGTTTGTTGGTAAGGCGGTGGTGCATGGCTTTACTAAAGATGATAATAGTATCGTGATCTCAGATCCTTTATTGGGAACTACCACAAAAGATGTAATGGCCTCAAATCCAGAAGTTATCTTCATCTGTGTGCCGACACCTATGAGCGGCGATGGTAGTATTGATTCATCCATTATCGATACTGTGATAAAAGAGATTAATGGCTATGATGGTATCATTGTTTTGAAGTCCACAGTGACTCCAGATATTGTTAAATCTTTATCTGATACCTATGAGAGATTTGTATACAATCCTGAATTCTTAACTGAGACTAATGCTCTGCATGACTTTGAACATGCTACGCATCACGTATTCGGTGGTAGACCCAATGTTACTAAATTATTGGAAGAGTATTATAATAACAATACTATCTGCATACCTGCACCAAAATATCATATGTCTGCACCGGAGGCAAGTTTTGTTAAATATGGAATGAATTCTTTCTTGGCAGCCAAAGTCTTATTCTTCAATCAATGGTCGGACGCGATAGAATCTTTCGGTTGTTCTTATTCAGAGATTATGAAGGGCATTACCGCAGACCCAAGAATTGGAATAAGCCATACTTCAGTCCCTGGCCCAGATGGTAGAAAAGGATATGGAGGCGCCTGCTTCCCTAAAGACACCACGGCAATCTCTAATCTATTCCCAGATTTAACTATCATTAGGGAAACCATCACGAGAAATAATGAATATAGAAATCTATATGAGTTGGATGATAGGGAAAAGGCACAAAATGTTAGTTATAATATCCACCAAAACACTAATAACAACGCTTAGAAACGATTATGAACTGTGCCATTAAATATATAGAACCAATATGTTATAACTGTGCCCATAGGTCGAATTTCGTTAATGGGGCCAAAGGGATTATGTGTAAAAAGCATACTAAATATATTGATAGTCTATATTATACTTGTAATGATTTTAAGGAGAAAATGAAAAATATATTGGCAATATTAAATAAGATTGAAGCGACACCTAAGAAATTAGAGAAGCTATCAATACTAGAAGAAAATAAAGATAATGAATCATTGAAATCTGTGCTTATACATGCTTTGGACCCAAGAATTATATATCATATTAAGAAGATACCGGAATATGAAACAATTAAGTATTGTGATTTATATGATATTGATTGGGGTATAAATAAATTGTCAAAATTATCATCAAGAGAATTGACTGGTGGTGCTGGTGCACTATACCTCGCCGATATTTTATCTAGAATTTCAACCGATGATGCAATAGTTATTGAACGCATTATTAAAAAGGATCTTAGGGTGGGTATGTCTAAAAAGACTGCGAACAAAATCTGGGGTAAAGACTTCATACCAGAATTTCCAGTAATGCTCGCGTCATCGATGAACGAAAAGAATTTAGCTAAGATTAATTATCCAGCGTTTGTTCAAACCAAGATGGATGGCATGAGGGCAATGATTCTAATCAAAGACTATAATGTATCTGTATTTACTCGCAATGGTAAGCCCATCGATGTAGGTTCACAATTCACCGAATTGGTTGATGTTGATATAAGTAATGATTTTGTAATAGATGGAGAGTTATTGATTGTAGATTCTAATGGTACACCACTGGATAGGAAGACTGGGAATGGTATTCTCAATAAAGCATTGAAGGGAACAATTTCAGATGAGGAGCGAAAAATGGTTCGCATGGTGGCTTGGGACTATATACCAATGCAGAACTTTAATGATGGGCGATGCGATATATTGACTAAGTCTAGATTATATCACCTAGATTCAATCATTAAAAATGTACCGAACATAACCATGATTGATAATCACATTGTAAAAGACTATGAGGCGGCTTCGGTAATATTCAACTCTTTATTAGATAAAGGTGAAGAGGGTGTAATCATCAAGAACATTAGTTCTCCTTGGGTGAATAAGCGAAGCCCAGATTTAGTTAAGATGAAGGAGATATTAGAGGCGGATTTGGAAATCGTTGATGTCAAAGAAGGTGAAGGTAAATTCACCGGTGCGCTAGGGGCATTTATAGTAAAGGATAGTTCTGGTGGCACTTTATGTGCCGTGGGTACAGGCTTTGATGATGAACAACGAAAAGAATACTGGTCCAATAGAAATAGTTTAAAGGGTAATATTGTGGCAGTACAATATAATGCCAAGATTAAAAGCAAGAGTAATGATCTAGGTAGTTTATTTCTACCAGTATTTGTTGAGATGAGGGATGATAAAGATGAGGCGGATAATCTATGGAAGAAGTAGAAGTGAAAGAAATGGATAAGCCGATTAATTATAGAATTAATATGTGCTTTGAATGGAATGATTTCGACTCCTGTGTTGAATTTGAAATAACGGTGGACGGTGAAGTTGGGGATAAGGCCGACCTAGTACATGAATTGATAATTAACTGGAATTCTATCATTATGATGGAGGATGGTACTGTGGTTAATTTAGATCAATTTAAACAAGCCTTTGTTGAAAAGATTGGTGTCGCTACACCCACTAAAACGAATAATAAAATATTAAAGATGTTACATTGATAAAATAATTCATATAGCACTGTACAACGCATTAAAAGTATGATATAATATAACTATATTACAATAAGAAAGGTACTATAAATGTCAAAAATGAAAACTCTAGGTATTGAGCCGGTGATGTCACTACAAGAAGTAGCGGATGTGATGGGTATTACACGTCAACGCGTTTACACAATCGAAAAAGCCGCTCTGGAAAAATTATCCAAAATGAAACAAGCACAGGACATGAAGAAGATGTACTTGGATAATGATTATGATAAATGAAGTTGGTAAAAAAGGCTTAGATAAATATCTAGATTTTTGTGCTCGTCATGGGAATATTGATATTGATAAGGCTCGTATCACTACACGGGCGGCCATAAGAAATCATAATAAACCAGATTCCGATAAATCAGAAATGGTTGAAATGGATAATCTAATGGGCCAATGGTACAATTCATTATCTTCTGGGGTACCTGACTATTCCGTATATGAAAGTCCATATTATTTCTGTGAAACTTGGCTATGTTGGACTAAGTACTCTAGACAATATTTAAAAGATATTGTCAGATTAGGTGTAGTATCTCAAATGGTGGGTGTTAATACAGTCGTGGATTTAGGCAATGGCGTGGGCTATACTACATCAGTACTTAAACGAGATATATTTCCCAACGCTACTGTATATGGAACTAATGTAGTGGGAAGTCATCAATATACCATGGCAGAAGATTTAGGCAATCAATATGGATTTACAATGCTACCCGACCATTCTAGTTTAGGGAGTGTAGATCTAATCTTCGCATCAGAATACTTTGAACATTGGGATCACCCCATAGAACATTTAGAGGATATTTTAATAAACACCAATCCAAGATATTTGTTATTAGCCAATGCTTTTACACAGGACGCGATTGGCCACTTCAACGAATATTATCATGGTGGGGTTACATATACTAAACCACAGATGAATAGATTATTTAATAAGACTATGAAAAAATGGGGATATGAAAAAATTGCAACCAAGTGTTGGAACGGTAGACCCGCATTTTGGAGAAAGATTGAAAATAATACGGTTTTGCACTTTACAGATGCTTAAAAGTATGATATAATATAACTATATTACAATAAAAAAGGATATACTATGAATAACAGTGAAAAGAATAATTTTTTAAATACAAAGAATAGATATTATATAGCCGGATATTGTGATGGTGGTCAGGGCACTGACATAGTTTTAAGAGAAGACTCACCTGAATATCAAGACTATTTGTCGGGGTATGCGGATGCAAAGGAGCATAATGAGTCTAACTAAGGTGGGAGATTATCTTTATCATAAAATAAAAAGAGATGAGCATATCTTCTTCATTAGACATGATATTATAGGTGCTGTGGATGTGGATAATGATGATGATGAAATATTATTTGAATTTTCAGATCACGTCCTATCTCTAATTAAAGATGAGTGGTTTTTAATGAAAGGTAAAACAATTTAAAAAAAAGGAGAAAAAGATATGAAAAAATTGGCGATGTTATTTCTTGCATTAAATGTTAATGCAGGCGACGCGGTTAATGGTGAGGCGATGTATAATAGTCTTGGTTGTAGTGGTTGTCATGGAGTGAGTGGTGTTTCATCAATTCCTGTATATCCAAGCTTGGCTGGGAAAGATACGGCTTTTATTGTTAAACAGTTGAAGGATTTTCAAACTGGCGCTAGAGTGGATTCAACGATGAACGCGATGGCACCTATGGCGGCTGGGTATGAAGAAGATATTGGCTTATATTTATTTGGTGAATAATACGGTTTTGCACTTTACAGATGCTTAAAAGTATGATATAATATAGTTATATTACAATAAAAAAGGAATAGATGATGAGTGAAATCGATATAGAACAAGAAATTAACGAAGATAATATTTTTAATATTGAGGTTATTGATAACCCTGATGGTTCAGCGAATGTAACTATGGACTTAGATAATGATATACAAACCGCGTTGATGAAACAAGGTTTGGAATACTTAATTGAAGAGATGGGTAAGACAGATGATGTTAAAGTATTATCTCCCAATGAGTTCGAAGGTGAGGCATCTACTTGGGAACTAAGTGATGATGATAGGAATTGGCTATTTCACTTTGGATTTATTAATGCTTTGAGAAAGGGGATGAGTGATGAGTGAATCAATTACAAATGCAGATATTATGACTGAAGTTGCAGATCTAAGAAAAAGAGTTTCTCAACTTGAGAATTATGAAACTGAAACAATGAATCGTATTAACACTCTTGAATTTCAAGT